GCCGAGCTGCTCGGCGCGGTTGAGGATGGCGAGCACCGGCGACGATGCGCTGCCTTCGTAGCTCTGGCGCTGCGGGCCTTGCGCCAGGTTGGGGCCGATGCGGCCGAACGAATCGGCGGCCTCTTTTGCTGCGGTCGCCATCTGCGTGTAGGAGCCCGCTGCGCGGGTTGCGGACTCGGCGGCTTTGTCGGTGGCCGTGGCGGCCTCGGTCATTGCCTTGACCACGGCTTTGCCGCTGGCGTCGACTTCGATCCTGAGACCCCGCATCGCGGCTTCGGCCTGCAGGGTGGCAGAGGCGACGCCGTTGTTCGCAGCGATGGCCTTCTCGGCGTATGCCGCGAATGCGCGCTGCAGGTCGGCCGCGGTGGCGGTGCCGCTGTGGCGGATGGTGTTGTAGTCGGCAAGCGCGTTGTCGGCGATGCGCTTGAGCTCGGCGGTGCTGGTGACGCCCAAGCGCTGGAATGCCTCGGCGACGTGCTCGGCGCTGTTGGCCAGCGTGGAGACGTCCTGCGCAGCGCCGCGCGCGGCGGCACCGGCGGCGCTGATGTTGCCGGCGGCGCTTGCGGCCTGCGCGCCGGCCTGCGCGACCTTGCCGCCCATGACGACTGCGCCATCGCCCAGGGCCGCGACCTGGTCGGCGGTGAGGCCGGCTTGGGTCTCTACCGCCTCGAGCGCCGTCGTAGCCTGAGCCGCTGCCGCCGCGGCGCCGGTACCGACGCCATCCCAGGCCTCGCGCACGCGCAGGGCATCGGCGGTGGCGCGATCGAAGGCGGCGCTGCTCTGCTGGGCGAAAGCCTCGGACGTCGCCCACAGCCCCCCCGCCGCGATGCGGATCTCATCGGCCGCGGCGGCGAAGCTCGCCGACAAGCCGCCGAAGGTGATCTTCGCGAAGGCCTCGGCGATCCAGGCCGCGACCGAGACAATGTTGCTGCCCGCCCCCGCGAACGCCTCGCTGACCTTGAAGATCGCCGCCAAGATCGTATTCAGGCTGGTCGACATGACCCCGAAGGCGATCGTGGCATTGCGTGCCACCTCGCCGGACTTTGTGCCGAGCGCGTCGAACAGCTCGCCCGCCCGCGCGGCGAACGCTTGCATGTCGGCGGCGAGCTGCTTGAAGTCGACCTTGCTGATGAACTCCTGCACCCACCGACCGGCAGACTCGAATGCCGCCTTGATCGCGCTACCAAAAGCCTCGGCGGTGCCGTCGGTTACGAAGGCGCGCAGGCGGGCGGAGACGGCGTTGAGCTGGTCGCGCAGGACGGGCAGGACGGGCGAGCCGAGCTTGATGAGCAGCGCATCCCAGGCGCTGCCGAAGCCTTTGGCGGCGCCGTCGAGGTTGTTGCTCATGGTCTCCGCAAAGGTGCGCGCAGAGCCGGCGGACTGGTCGAGCTTGGCCTTGAGCTCGTCGAGACTGCCGATACCCTGGTTGAGGAGCGCGCGCAGAGCCGGGCCCGCTTCGGTGCCGACGGCGTTGATCGCGCGCTGGCCGGCGGGGCCGGAGGCGGCGAGCTGCCGTAGGGCTTCGTCGAAGTCGCCCGTGGTGATGCCGGCCGCGGCTAACTCTTTCCGGAAAGTGCTGGCGGGGTTGCTGAACTGCGCCAAGATGGCGTTGAGCGCGGTGCCGGCGCGGCTGGCATCGATGCCGGCGTCGGCGAACTTGCCGATGATGGCAACGGTTTGCTCGAGCGAGAGGCCGAGGGTGTTGGCGAGCGGCGCAGCGTAGGAGAGCGCACCGGCGAGCCCTTCGACCGAGGTGGACGAGGCATTGGCGCCCATGGCCAGCACGTCGGCCACCCTGCCCGCCTCGCTGAATTCCAGCCCCATGCCGTTGACGGCCTTGGTGACGTAGTCGGCCGCGGCGCCGAGCTCGACGCCGCCGGCGCTGGCGAGGTCGAGCACGGCGGGCAGCGCCTGCGCCGATTCGCTGGCGGACAAGCCGGCCTTGCTGAGCGTTTCAAGCGCGTTGGCGGCTTCGACAGCGGAGTATTTGGTCGAGGCGCCCGCCTCTTCTGCCGCGGCGCGCAGGGCCTGGAGCTCGGCGCCGGTGGCCCCGCTGGCGGCCTGCACCGCCGACATGGCGGTTTCAAAATCCCGCGCGCTGCCGATGGCGTCGCCGAAGAACTTGCCGGTGAAGTAGCCGGCAATCGCCGCGGCGATCTTGCCGGCGTGCGCCTTGAGCCCGGAGAAGACCGACGAGGCCTCATCCTTGGCGCTGATGATGATCTGGGTGACGGGGTTCTTGGCCATCGGGGGCTCAGTGGGCGGCGCGGCAGGCGTCGTGCAGGCGTCTGCATTCGGCGGCTGCGTCGATCAGGTCGAATGTCCAGAGGGCGACGGCGAGCTCGTCACCGTCGGTCGGTTGCGGCAGTTGGGGGCACGCGCGCAGGCATTCGCTCGGGCGCTGCGTGATTGGCTGCGGCGACGGCGGCGGCGTAGTCGCGCAGGCGGTCAGGAGGGAGAGCGCAATCGGGGCGAGGCGCCGCGCGAAGGGCCTGGAGCTGGCCATTTAGTCGGGCCTCACGAGATGCAGCGGCGGACGTAGCCAAGCGCTGGGCCTGCTCAAGCCGGCGCGCGGACTCGGACTCAGCGTCGAGACGTGCAGCCGTAGCAGCGGCGTGCGCCACGCGGGCCGCGTCGGCGGCGCAAGCATTGCGCTCAGTCTCCACGCCGTGGCGGTAGCCGAGCAGGCCAGCGACCAGGACAGCAACCAGGGCCAGAAAAGCGCGGTAGGGGTGCGGGACCACATTAGGCGCTCCCGAGGTAGGCCATGGCGGCGGCGTAGAGCTTGAGGCGGTCATCGAGGCCGGTCAGCCCGCCGTTGACCTTCCGCGTGACGGCGGCGAGGTCGCCGGTGTCGGCGAGGGCGTTGCAGCCGTGGCGGTGCCACCACTCGGCGGCGCTGAGGGCTGCGGTGTAGGGCTGTTCGAGTTGCTCGGGGCGCTCGAGGAGGTCGAGCCCCAGGGCGAGGCCGGAGGCGGCGTAGTTGGAACGGCCGGTGATCTGGATCAGGCCACGGCCGCGGTAGCGCCAGCCGTCGCCGCTCCTTGCGCTTCCGTTGCCCAGCCGGCCGGCGTAGGTAAGGTTTGCGATGTCTTCTTGCCTACGGGCGATTCTGATCGCCGTGGCGTTCGGGGCTCCGGTCATGTCAGCGTAGCGCGATGGCCACGTCTGCGCGAGACCCTGCGCCGAGTAGTTGAGGTTTTCGACCGTCTTCGTGAGCCGGGCCGACTCGTGCGCGATCGTCGCGAGCCACGCGGCAATGCGGCGGGGCGAGGCGTCGATCTGGTAGCGATGGGCGGCGATGGCGAGCAGCGGCGCGTATTGCACGGCCAAGGCGTGGCGCACGCCGAGCGCCTCGAGCAGGCCGATCGTGATGGGGCTGATGAGGCGAGGCGTACTGGTGACCATTTTGGTGGCGTTACCAAAATGGTGCGCCGCCGGATGGCTGTCGCCGCCGGCAGCGGTGGCGGGGCGCAGTAGACCGAGGCGGTTGAGGAAGGCGACGATCACAGGCGCCTCCTGTCGGCGGTGAGGAGTAGCGCGAGGCCGGCGAGGAGCGCGGCGGTGTAGAGGTCGGGGGCGGCGTGTCCGACCAGGATGCCGGCGACGTGTGCGGCACCCGCGCCGCCCAGGGCGGTCCAGGCGGCGACGATGCACAGACTGGTGTTGCGCGTCATGCGGTTGACGTGGCAGATGGATTGCCAGGCGATGACACATCCGGCGAGCAGCTCGAGCGCGAGGAGCGCGAACACGGCGGGGGTCATTGCTGGGAGCCTCCCATGATTTTGCCGACGCGGGCGAGGACGATGGAGAGCCCGCCCCATCCCAGCATGAACGCGACGGGGTAGCGCAGGAGCATCGGATCGACGCGGGCAAATTCGGGGGCGCCGGCTGCCGCGGCGAGCGAGACGGGGACGGCAGACCAGGCTGCGAGCAGCGTGCCGATGACGACTTGTAGGACCCGGGCGAGCGGACCGCCCTGCTCTGCCGTGCGCAACGCCCACAACGCCCCGACGAACCCCGGGAAAATCAGGTCGGCGGGCAGGCCGGTGGCGATGCCGGCGACCATGATGCTGCCGGCGGCAGCGGCGACTGCGGTGGTGGTGCTTGCGGGCTCGGTCATGGCGATCGGGGCGAAGGCGGCAGACTCGAGCGCCCTGCGGTGCAAGGCGCCCTGGCCTGCGGACGGGGTTACTCGGCGACCGGGGCGTCGTCGAGGTAGATGGCGGAGCCGTTGGCCGGGGTGAGGACTTCGAGCTCGAATTCCATGGTCACGTACTCTGCATCCTCGGCGATCACGGGCAGCTCGCCGGCGGGCTTGAGGATGCACAGCGGCATGTAGTAGTCGCGGTTGGTGGCGCCGGCGTTGTCGGAGACGACGCGGATGGCGCCACGCAGCTCGGATGCCTGGCCGGTCTTGATGCGCTTCCAGGTCTTGGCGGGCTTGTCGTAGCTGACCTTGATGTTGCCGGCGACGATGGCGCCGGTGTCGAGGATCTGCAGACGGCCCTTGACGAGATCGACGGCGTAGTCGGTGCCGGCGACATAGGTGATGGTGGCGCCTTCGTTGGTGACGACCAGGGCGCTGATGTTGCGATCGCCGGCCGGGTTGGCGTCGCTGCGGCCGAGCTGGTAGATGCGGCCGGGGATGACGGCGACCGTGGCACCGGCGACGGCGATGGACGTCTGGGTGACGGTTTCGACCTGGCCGGAGAGGTACTTGGCCAGGTTGTCGAAGCTGACGTTGTCGCAGGTGACGGTGGCGGTGCGGTTGACCTGGACGACGCGGGAGTCGTCTTTCTCGCGCAGGCCGGTCTGCGAGCTGAAGTGCTCGAGCTTCTCGGTTTCGATGCTGATGCTGAAGCTGGGGCAGTTGCCGAATTCCTCTTCGCCGGTGAGGGCGTCGAGCGCGTTGCGCGGGTCCCAGTACAGGCGACCGCGCGGGATCTGGTACTCGTTGCTGGTGTGGATCAGAGCCATGGCGGTCTCCTGAAGTTACGGTTGCCCGTCGTAGCGAGCGGAAGTCTTGAAGGTGAGGCTGTAGGCGACGAGGCCCTGGTCGGTGGCCTCGCGCTGCACTTGCTGCAGTTGCAGCCGCTGCCAGGCGCGCCCGCCGTGGGCGCCGGGGGCCCAGTTGTGCAGGCTGGCGACGACGGCGGCGAAGGCGGTGTCGAGCTCGGCGAACGCGGTGGCGCTGTACTGCGCGACCAGATGCACGCCCCAGGTGACGCCGACAGCGACCGCGGTGTTGCGGGCGTCGGTGATGTCGGCGCCCTCGCACTGGACTTCGACCGCCGGCATGGGGCGCCGGGTGGTCTCGGCGGCGCTGCTGCGCACCGTCCAGCCCGCGAGGGCAGGATCGGCGGCCAGGCGGGCGAGGATGGGGGATTCGAGGGCGAACATCAGGCGGCCTCGCGCAGGCGGACGACGGCCTCGCGGCCGTCGCCGATTCGGTAGGGGTCGTCACTCACGCGGTACTGCTGGCCGCGGAGGGTGAGGAGGTCTCCGGGGGCGAGCGTGGCCGAGGCGAGCGGGTAGCGGAGCTGGTAGTCGCCCACGACGGACGGCGGCGAGAGCGGATCGAGGTCCGCCGCGTCGAACAGGCCGTGGAACGCCACCCCGGCGGCCGGGGTGACCGGCTCGCCGATGGTGGCGTACATCTCGAGCAGCTCGTCCGCGGTGAACACGATCAGGCGACGGCGTTGGTGAAGAGGTAGCCGAGGTCGTTTGCGCAGATGACCTCTTTGACCGTATCCACCACCTGGATGATCTGCGCACCGTCGGAGCCGACCTTGGGGTCGAACCAGTCGCGCACGCGAAGGCCACCGCCCGATTCTGCGGTGAAGCCGAAGGTGGTGGCGTTTTCGGTGGTGCTGGTGGGCTCCTGGTAGAGCAGCGCGGCGTGCTTGCCCCAGGTGCGGGCATAGCTGGCGGTGGCGCCCTTCTTGGCGCCGTTGATGAACGCCGAGCCGACGTAGAGGTTCTGAATCTCCAGCAGCTCGATGAGCTGCTGCCGGGTGATCATGCCTTGCGCGTCGGCGCCCGCACCGGTGCCCTTGACGGCCTCGACGACCTTGGGGTGCATGCGGAGCTTGGTCCACACGGGCTGGCCGAGCACCAGCGTGTTGGCACGCATGACCATCGCGTCGAGCGCCGCCATGATGTCGTCGAGCGGGTCGCTATTGGTGTAGTCGCTCCACTGGTCGGTGCCGGACAGCGTGGCCTTGTAGCCGGTTGCGTAGTTGCCGGCGGCAAATACCGCGTTGGCGACGCGCCGCTCGCGGTCGAGGGTAATCAGCCGGGTGAGGTTCTCGGTGGCAACGGCAGTGGGGTCGATGGGCGTGCCTTCGGCCTTGCGCAGGTCGGCCAGCGGGACGGCGTCCTTGAGGCCGTAGTCCTGCGTGGAGTCGTCGACGCGGGTGGCGCCGAATTCCACTTCGTTGGCCTCGGACTTGCGTCCGAGCAGGGTGTCGGGGACGGTGAAGGACTCGTCCTTGTTGTGCTTCGTGTAGAAGAAGGCGTCGTGCGCCGGGACGCGCGGCAGGACGAGATCGGCAATCATCTCGGTGTTGCGGTACGCCAGCGCGACGGCGGTGAGCGTCGGATTCAGCGGGAACGGGGCTTGCGTGGCCATGTTGTTCAATCCTTTGTCTGCGTGAAGGAGTCGTCAGCCCTGGAAGGACCCCGGCTGCACTGCGATGGGAATGATTTCGCCCGCATTGGTGGCGCTGGCCATGGCCACGCCGATGACGCGAACGTTGGCGCCAGCGGCTGCGGTGGCTGCGATGACGCGACCCGAGGAATCGGCACTGAGCAACGCGCCGCGGGTGACGCCTGCACCGACTTCGGCCTCGGCGAGGCCGTCGAGGACGACGTCGACGCGGTGGCCAGCGGTCGACTGGCCGAGGTTGTCGGCCACACCGACCAGGGCGTCGGCCGCGGCGGCGGCCTGGATGACCTGGCCGTCGGCGGTGCCGAACTTGACGACGCGATACGGGAGCACGGCCGCCTCGGCGACCATCGACTTGACGAGACCCGGGTTAGCCATGAGTGGCCTCCTGTTTCAGTTGGGCGATCGCTTGCGCGACGGTGATGGAACGGCCTGCAGCGGCGGCCGAGGCGACGCGGACGCGGGCCTGGTCGGCGAGGTTCTGGGCACTGGGGGCAGTGGCAGGCGGTGCGGCGGTGAGATCGTTGTCGGCCACGAAGGCGACCGGCGCCGGTGCGTCGGCGGCGAGCTGGGCGAGCATGGCGCCGCCTTTTTCCCGCTCGGCGGCGAGGATGCGGACGGCGGCTTCGGGGCCGGTGGTCTTGCCGTCGAACTTCATGTCGGCGATGAGGGCCTCGTGGCCCGGGAGGGCCTGGGCTTCGACGGCGCGGATACGGGCGCGCTCGGCGTCGGCGCCGGCCTGCAGGCCTTCCGCCCTGCCCTCTTCGCGGGCGCGATCGAGGTCGGACTGGCTGAAGGCGACGGCGGCCGTGGGCGCGGCGGTGGCTGCGGGCTCGGTGACGCCCGCCGGGTCGGGTTGAATACCCATTGCGTGTGCTCCTGTGCGGTTGGCGGTGTTGCGGGCGGGGAGCCCGATGAGCTTGCTCGGACGCATGGCGGCGAGCTGAGCAATCAGTGAGTCGGTGGTGGCGACGCCATCGGCCAGGCCGGCGGCAACGGCTTGCGCGCCGCGGAAGGTGCGGGCCTGAGTGGCGATGACGGCATCCCGGCTGAGCCCGCGCTGCGCGACGACGGCGGCGACAAATTCGCCGTAGAGGGCGTCGATCTCTTCCTGATAGTCGGCCCGGACTGCGGTGGGCAGGGGTTCGTAGGGGTTGCCGTCGATCTTGTGGTCGCCGGCATAGATGTGGGTGACGCGGATGCCGTCGCGAGCCAGGGCGCTGGAAAAATCGACGTGGCGCATGACGACGCCGATGGAGCCGGCGAAGCCGGTGCCGGTGACGTAGAGGCGATCGGCAGCGCTGCCGCCGAGGTATGCGGCACTGGCGGCCATGCCGTCGGCGACCGCCCACATGGGCTTACGGCCGCGCATGGCGCGCAGGCGGTCGGCGTACTCGAACGCACCCTGCACTTCCCCGCCCGGGCTGTCGTACACCTGGAGTACGGCGTGGACGTCCGGGTCGTCCATGGCCGCCTCGGCCGCTGCAGAGAGGGTGTTGTAGCCGAGCAGACGTGTGGACATGCCCTCCATGCGGGTGCGATGCACAAGGGCTCCGTTGATCCCAAGTACCGCCACGCCGTCGACAATTCCGTAGGGTCGGCCGTCGTCCTCGGCGTTGCTGGCGCGGCGCGTGGAGAACAGATCGGGGGCACCGGCCAACATTGTGGGGTCGTGATCGAGCTCGCCCGCAGTGAGACCGAGCAGCCGCTCGCCCAGGCCGGCGATGATCGCGTCAAGCTTGGCGGGATGGATGAGCAGCGGGGTGTTGAAGATGCGCGCTGCGAGGTGCGGATACTGTCTCATGCCGCACACTTTGCCCGGGCCTGCGCCCCGGCATTAGGGGAAAGCGGGGCACGCGCGCATCTGGAAAAACAGAGCCCGGCACTCAGCCGGGCTCTGTCTGCCGAGACATCTCGGCGCCCGGAACCTGCCGGGTCAGGCGCGCCCAAGCAAGGGGCGCGCGAGGGGGGATTAGGCGCCCAACTCTATGTTATGTGTCTGCGCCATCGCGGCATCAATCGCCTCGTCCAGTGACGGGCCGGTTCCAAGCTTTTCCCACTCCCGGTCATTCACAGGGCCGGTCACGCGGAACACCTCAAACTCCAGCCCTTCCTCTTCGTAGCGAACCCCATACTCGACATCCCGGTTCGCTTTCAGCCAGCGGTAATGTTCGGCGTCCTTACGCTGCTGCTCCATCGCGTCGGCCGCTTCAACATGGCCTTTCTTCTGGCCCAAGACGGCGCGAATCAAGTCGCGCATCAAGTCCGTTTGCCTGGCGCAGCAAGCCTCAAGCCCCTGCGGCGTGGCGCAGCCCATCCAAGACAGCGCCAGTCTCAGGCGCTCCACTTCGTCGCAAGTCAGTTCATCCATGTCGGTCCTCTCCCACATAACATTGCGGTCAACCAGACCGCCGAAAACTGTCCTTGGTGGTTCTCAGTCGCCTAGCGCGGCGGCTGGTTACCTCCAGCGTTATGTTTCACTTCCTGGCTACCCACCGCGCGAGGAGCGGTGTTATCCGGCAAAGGCTGCGATGCGCTCGCCGAGCACTGCCGAATATCCATCCATGAACCGCGCTTGATTGCGCAGGCGGGAGCGCTCTGCTTCCGACAGGCCGGCGAAAATCGGCGTCTGGAAGAACGCCAGCAGTTTCCCCAGCTTCTCGTCCAGGTCGGCCTTCTCGGTAATCACGCGCTGCTGATGCGGCTGCAGCCCTTCGGCCGGCTCGTCGGCGGTGACGTGCTCAAACATCTGCCGGGTCTGATCAGCCGTCAGCAGGTTCGTACCAGTCGGCCAGTGCGGTGAACTGGGTGCGATGTGGCCCGGGTTGCATGTCACGCCCGCGTCAGGTCCGAAATCCCCCGGCAGCTTCCACGCGAGGAAGCGATCCACCATCTTGTCGATATTGCTCATGTCCTTCTCCATAGAAATTGCCGGATAACCCGGCGTGCAAGGGCGCGAGGGGGATTAGAACGTCGGCAGGCTGGCGTTTGGCAATACGCTGTTGCGCGCGTAGATCGCCCCGCCGTTGCTGACGTAGGCGGCCTGCACATCCCCAGACGAGTAGCACATATCGAGCCACATTTCCGCTGTGCCGGACGACAAGAAGGTCGTGCGCTGCGTCGCAGCGCTCGGACCTACAGCGCGCGAGCCGATTGCGCCGCAGCCGATGTTCCAGGATTTTGCGGTGTCGATGTCTGCAAACGCCGGGCCGTGCCCACCGCGCCCCGTCGTGCGCACGCGCAACCCACGGGCGTCGCCGTGCATCGTACTGATGTTGTCGTTGTCGAGTCCGTCGCTCGGGTCGCCGTTGCCCCACCCCGCGCAGTCGATCTCCACCATTTTGGGCGACGTGACAGCGGCCGACACTTGATGGTTGTACCCGTCTGCCATGTTGCCGTATGCACGGCACCCCTTGAGAATCGTCAGCCCGACTCCGCGCAGGCTGATGCCGTTTGTGGTGGAAAATCCGAACTTGCAGTCGTCAAATACCAGCACGGTTTCTGCCGTTACGCCCGTCGATAGCGTCAAAAACGCGCCGTCTGCGCCGCCCCGAAATTCGACCCCTTTAACCGCTGCGCGCTTTGCGCTGTTCCAGTAGCCGGCGTTCTGGTTGATGAGCACATGGACATCGGTGTCGATCGCTCGGCCATCGTGCAGATGCAGATAGACCGTAGAGCCGCTGACAAATACGCTGTGCGGCGTGGCCTCGCACGCTGCCTGCGATTCCACCGCCTGGAATCTGACAGGAACCCCCTCATCGTCCAGGTAGGTCCAGTCGAGAGCGCGCGCGAACACGCTGCGCGACGCCGTATAGGTCTCGGTTTCAGCGCCGGTTTCGGTCCACGAGCCAGTCCAGCGCGTCGAGCTGATTACAGGCCCGCCGACAGCAACCACGTTGATGTGATATGCCGGGGTCGCAGCGGACGCCCAGCCGTTGTTGTAGTCGTACTCGCCGGCCTCGACGTTGATCTGCGTGTAGTCGGCGGCAACGGTTTGCAGCGCTTTTTTGAGGGACTTGTAGGGGTTGCCGATAGACCCGTCGCCGGTCGTGTCGTTGCCGCGCGCGATAGAGCACCAGATCTCCGCCAGCACAGGGTTGCGCCACTTGTCCCACTCGTAGTCGGTGCGCACGTCCGCGCCTGCGAGATACACCGACACCGGAGGCGGCCAATCAAAACCGGATGGGCGCGGGATCACGTCCGACATGAGGTTTTGCAGGATTCTATTCCCCCCACCCGGGCCCGTCGTGGCTCGCACGAGCTCGCCGCCCTCGGCGGACTCGATCGGCAGGGCTGAACCACTTTCGATCAGGAGGTTGAGTTGCGACTGGGAGTAGCCGGTGACGACGGAGCCCTCTTCGAAACTGCCGAAGGGGACAGTGACACTGCGGCGCATGATCACGGAGTTGGGCATGGCGACTGGTCCTTAATTGATGGCAGACTGATACGCGGCGGCGTAGGCGGCGGCAATGGCGGTGGGTTGGAGCGATGAGGCCTGCGCGAGGCCTTCGGCGGGCTCGACCTGGTTGGGCTGGCCAGGCGTGACGACCGTAGGTCCGAGGCCCGCACTGCGGCGCATGGCCTCTTCCCTTCCCCGCTGGCGCACCTTTGCGGTCCAGTCGCCGCCGTCATGCAGAATGGACTCCTGCGACAGGGTGCTGATGGTGAGCTCGGTGCGTTCGCGGGCGGCGAGCGCCTCTTTCAGGGGATCCAGGGAGCCCGGACCGTCGCCGACCCACGATGCGCGGCACCAGGCGCGTCGGATTGCGGCGTCGGCAAAGAAGCCGGGGGCGATGACGCGGCCGCGCGCGACGGCTTCTTCAAGCCAGGTCTCGTAGATGGGCTGGCAGAAGTAGGTTGCAACCCAGTCACGACGCGCGCGGAAGAACTTCCATGCATCGTTCATGGCAGCCTTGGCCGCGCTGTAGCTGGACTGGTAGTGCTTGACGAGGATCTCGTAGGGGATCTCGAGCAGCAGGCCGATTTGCCGGATGATGGCGGCGACAAAGGGGTCGAACTGGGCGTTGGGGCGCCCGGGGTTTGCGGTGTCGATCTTCTCGTTCGGGTTGAGTTCGACGACGAGGCCGTTGCCGAGGTTGGTGCCGAGGGTGGCGCTGGCAGCTGCGGTAGTGCCTGCACCCGCGGCGGTCTGGGCCGAGGGCATGAGCGTAGCGGGCGATTCGGACTGGATGAAGACGGTGAACATGCCGCTGACGACGGCGGCCATGAGCTCGGCTTCGGTGTAGCGCTCGAGCTGCTTGAGCGGCTCGATGACCGGGGCGAGGAAGGGGACGCCCCGCGTTTGCCCGGGGCGGCGACGTTCGAACAGGTGCAGGACGTTGCGGCGGCCCGTGCGGCTGCCGAACGCATCTACTGCGCTCCAGGTGATGCCCTGGCGACGCCCGCGGCGGGAGGGGTGGGCGCTGGCGAAGTGGTAGCGGATGGGCGCGCCGAGCGCATCGAGTTCGACGCCCTGGACGAGGCCGGCGGAATCGGGCGTCCAGTTCGGGTTGCAGACGTAGTCTGCTTCGAACAACTGGATGGCCAGGGCGATCGGGGTCCGCTTGCGCGGTACAGACGCCTGGATGGCGAAGCAGTCACCGGAGGTGAGTGCGGTACGAAAGGCGAGCGATTGCAGTCCGTAAAAATTGAGCGCGCGCGTGGCGTCGCAGTCGGTGGATTCAGCCCATAGCAGGAATTCGCGCAGGGTGCTGTCCTGCCATGCCGCGGCCTGATCCTCGGTCAGGCCGAGGGCCTGATGGTCGATTTGCGGCTGCACCGACAGGCCGGTGCCGACCGTGTTGGTGACGGTGGTGTTGATAGCGCCGCCGGCTACGGGCGCGTTGCGGTCGAGGTCGCGGACGCGGGCGCGCAGGGTGGGTAGGTCGGCGATGGTGTCGTCGTCGGCGGAACCTGGTAGGGGGTTCCAGCCGGCGAGGCTGCGGCGGCTGGAGCTTGCGCCGTTGTAGCCGGTGGCGATCATGGCGTGACCGACGCGGGCTTGCAGGCGCTGAGCGGCGCGGACGGGGGCGAAGTGCTCGATGACGCGGTCGAGCAGGGTCCAGCGGACATCAATCTTGCCGCGGCCGAGGTTGACGGTGCGGGCCATGTCAGCCTCCCGGGGTAAGGCCGAAGATGCGCGGGCCCCGTGGGGCGCCGGACTTGGCGCGCTCGACTTCGGCGCTCCAGTGCTGGATGCCGGCGCGGATGGAGTCGAGGTCGGCGCGACGCAGGGTGCGGTCGCCGAGGCGGGTTTCTTGGCCCAGTAGCACTGCGGTCTCTGCGTCGAGGTATCGCTGGAGCTGCTGCTGAGCGGTGGCAAGGTCGATGGCCATGGCAGAGGGAGGTATTTGACCGTGCCAAGGCTATGCGCAGCCGTGCCCCGCGAACAGGGGAAGCCGGGGCAGCGACGTTACGCGGATTGCTTGATCCTGTGCACGGTGCCCTTGCCCACGCAGAATTGCATGCAGACGTCGCGCTCGGTGCGGCCTGCGGCGAGGGCCGCACGAATGGCGGCGTCACGCTCGGAAATGTCGGTCCAGCGGGCGCGGGCGATGTAGGGCTCGTCGCCGCCGTATTCTCGCCGGATCTGTTCTTCAATTTCGCGGGCGGCCTGCTCTTCGAGACCCCCGAGGCTTGCGGCGACGATCTCAATGAATCGCATCACGACATCATTTTCTGCGGCTCGACTCATGCAATGGCTCCACGGATTCGGCGACCACGCGGGGCGGTCTGGATGGCGGCGAATGGGATGTCGGGTTGCGGTATGGGCGCGCCGCGGGCGTCCTCTTCAACCTGGTCGGCAGGGGGATCGACCTCGGGCGCGTCGCTCAGGTCGATGACGTCGCCGAGCGGGGCGAGCGGCTCGACGTCGCTGGGGTGGTGGTCGAACAGGTCGGCGGTGGGCGGGCAGACGGCCGCCTGCTGGCGGTCCCACATGGCGTCGGTGTAGCGG